TGGTGATTGTGATGAATTCCCTGACGTTCTTTAATTCTGGTAGGCTACTGAAATTGCTCGGAGCCTTTGCGTTAAGTTCAGCTGCCTTTCCTTATTTGTTGAGGTTTGCGCGTTGGGTCAGTGGTTTTGTCTTAGGACCTTACCGATCTGCAATCACCAACCCCTTGATCAGAGCTATTCAACGAGCTTTGGTCAATTTGACGAGGAGAGACATAAGCGTTCCTTGGTTCCCACTCAACCATATAGTACCGGTTCAGCCCCGACAATCTGATAATGGACACCCTATTTCAGGTGGTACACGGGATCAGGCGAGAGAGCTCATCACTAGCGCGGTACGTAGTTTCGGCGCTGACAAGTATGAGATTTCCGCTGCCGCCCGCAGCTTCGAGGGAGATGATTTACCGCGCTTACACCAACATTATGCGGCTGCTGACTTGCATGCGAGCCTTGACAACAGGGCTCCTAACCAAAAGCAGATCATTGTTGGAATCGATGTTGATTACTATATTGAGGATATTGAGGAGTTATTGGCTGAGGGTCTCCCTGCCATTTTCTACACATTCAATCCACAGAGTGTGGCAGGTGCCGATGGCGATAGTCGGTACCGCATATGTGAAAACAACGTCCACTATGAAGTCAGCGGTGGTGGCAATTGGGTCCATCAGGTCTGGGACTGGTGTGCTGCGGGCGAGTTTCTCGAAGTTCGCGCCAAGGCACGTTCATGGACTGATTGGTTGCTTGGCTGCCTGGGCGTGCATCGATTGGTGTATCTCAAGGTACATCACGCGCGCCCCTGGGTGGCTTGCCCGGATAGGGTGCTGGTGTGGGTGCTGCCCGCTTTCGAGGCCTGGTCTCTTGGGTGGGCAGGCACTGAAGTGCACGCACGGCGGCTTGGCAGACATTGCTACAGTAGCAACGTCAGGCCTGGTTGGAATAGTGTGGTTTACGTTGATGTTGATGGTGAATTGAAGATCAATATAGGCAGGGAGGGAGAGGATGTGTCGATGACGTTGCCCAAGGCTCATTTTGATGTGTTGATGGGCATGTCGACGGCGCAATCAGTAACAGCGAAGATGATAGGCATGGGATATAAGGATCCGATGATCACAGCGTTATTTGGACAATTCCATGCAGGGAAAACCAAGAGTAACGGAGATATGTCTCCACGCCTGGGGAAACCATCGGAACCCCAGGCCCACTGGCCAGCCGCATTACAGTGTGATTTACCCCAAATAAGCGGCAGGGTTTATTCCAACCCTGTTGTGTCTGATGAGGCGATGCTGCCGATGGTCAAGCGGAGTGATGCTTTGTCAGTCTCGATTGATGATAGGGTCACGCTTGTCCACAACCCGAAGATGCCGGGACGCAAGATACAGGGATACGCTGACGAGTTCGTGAAACTTGTCGTGCCGGTCGCCGGTGTCGGTGTCCCATTCGAGGTTGATGAGGTAGTTGATTTGTTGGATAAGCCCTCACAGACGTTAGCTATAAAGCAAATTTGGGAGACAGTGGATATGCCCCCGAGACCTTTAATAGAGGCATTCCTTAAGAACGAGCCTGGCATGAAACCTGCCAGGATAATTTCATCTTTTCATGACATACGGTTTCTGGTCCATTTTTCAAAGTACACATTGAAGTTCCGTGATGAGGTCTTTCATGCAGAGCACAACAGTCACTGGTTTATGCCCGGGAGGACTCCTGAGCAGTTATCTAGGGCGGTCTGTGAATTTTGTGCTGCATTGGCCGATGTTTGTGAAACGGATTATTCAAACTTGGATGGAACGGTGCCGGCTTGGATGCAGAGAAATGTTATGAATGCCTTGTATTTGCGATATTTCCCCAGTAGTGAGGAACTGCGGAGATTTTGCTCAATGTTGATAAACTGCCCTGCCCGGGCCAAATTGTTCGGGTGGAAATATGATGCGGGTGTTGGAGTGAAGAGTGGATCACCGACCACTTGTGATCTTAACACTGCCGCGTCTGCCTTTGTCGAGTATTGTGCCATTCGGGAGGCCTTTCCTGAATTGACCCCGGAGCAAGCTTTTGCATTAATCGGGCTGAAATTCGGTGACGATGGGTTGTCCGATTTGGCATTGAAGTCGAAGATTGACAAAGTGGCAAAGCAGTTGGGTCTCGTTGTAAAGATAGAGGAGTGCCATGCGGACACCGGAGTTGTGTTCCTGGCGCGGGTATTTCCCAGTCCGTTGACCACTAATACGTCGTTTCAGGATCCGCTGAGAACCTGGCGGAAGTTGCACTTGACTATGAGAGATCCGAATGTTCCGTTGGCTGATGCAGCCCTGGACAGACTCGAGGGTTATTTAGTGACCGATAGGCTATCACCGATAACCGGTCCCTACGCTCGAGCCATCCGATCCTATTATATTAAACATGGGTCGGCTGAGGAGCAGAGGAAATCGAGGAAATGTGCGAACCGCGAGAAACCGTATTGGTTGACGCAAGGCGGCGGAGCCTGGCCCCAGGCAGATGAAGACCGGGAGCTCATGACCGCGTGTGCTGCAGCACGTGTAGGGATCACAGTTGATACTATTACACTGTTTGAGTCCAGTTTGAGTTCCGGGGGATTCAGTCCCTGGTCCCTGCCCACGATAGAACGTGGAGCGAAAGACGACTACAAAGAGACGCTGGACATCGACGGCGGTCCCGTAGCCGATGGGGAGGTGGGCCCTCGTATCAAAGAACATGTCGAAAACATCCGCCTAC